AGCTAATTCTGCTTATGCACTTACCCAATGGCTTTTGTACGTAAAAAGGTTAAAACCTTCAAGTGGCCAGTACAAGTAACAGAACCCAGCGAGGATCGTCCGGGGGAGTTCGATAAATTTGAATTTACAGCTGTATTCAAGCGAGTAAAGCTTTCTGAGCTTGAGTCTCTCGGAGAGGAGTCAGGCTTGCCATTGCTGAAGAAAGTAATGACTGGGTGGGAAGGCATCCAAGATGAGGAAGGGAAAGAAGTGCCTTTTTCAGGAAAGGAGCTTGAAGAATTTGCTGATGATGTCGACTGGGTGAAAGCTGTTCTTGCGGCTTACACCAAAACCTATGAGGGGGCGGAAGCGGGAAACTAAGAGAGGCTGCGATTTATTGGGCGTCCGGCGGCGTAGAAGTCGAGGATAAAACCAATGATGATGCAGCTGCTTTTGGAATAACTCTGCCAAAGCCAAAGCCAAAGGAGTCCACGGATTTTGAGGTTTGGGAAGAGAACTGGGATGCAGTCATCATGTTTCTGCGACTGCAGACCCAGTGGCAGGTTTCAATGAGTGGATATGTTGGATTGAAATACGAGGTGCTGCTAGGTTCCGATGGCTTGTTTGGCCTCTACAATGTGGAGGATCGTAGAGACATGCTCGAGCGTCTTCAGATAATGGAGGCGGCAGCCCTAAAGGAACTCAGGAAAAGCTCTGATGGCAAAGGCAATTGACACTCTTTCCATCAAGCTTGATTTCAAGACGGGATCAGGCTCTCAGCAGATAATTGACAAGATTGGAAAATCGATAAAAGAGTTAAAAACATTTGCATCGGCAACAGGCCCTTCGATAGACAAAGTAAGAAGAGCTGTAAATGAATACGCAACACAAGGCAATAAAAGCATCAGCACAATTGAAGGGCAAGTTACCGCCTTAAGAGCCTTAAGAAGAGAAGCGGATATAAATAGCAAGGAGTTTAAAGAGCTAACTGCTGACATCGCAAAATACGAAAGGCAGTTAAACAAAGCTCAAGGAAGAAGGGGTGGTGGAGCCCGTCAGGCGACACAGGTGGCTGGCGCAGTTATCTCCGGTGGAATCTTTGGTGGACCTGAAGGTGCGATCGGTGGCGCATTAGGCGCTTTTGGCGGTGTGCAGGGTGCTTTCGCTGGAGCTGCTATTGGCGCTCAGGTCGGAAACGTCAGGAAGGCCATTGGTGCTGCTGCTGACTATGCAGCACAAATTGGAAAATTAAAGATTGCTCTTGAAGGCGTCACTAATGGTGCGGATGAATATACATCTGCTCTCGCCGCTGCCGCAAGGGTGAGCGCAGAATTAAATGTGCCGCAAGAGCAGGCTATTCGTGGCGTGACGAGGCTTACTGCTGCTGTCAAAGGTGCTGGAGGACCAGTCACTGACGCCGAGACAACATTTAGAAACGTAACTGCAGCAATTAAGGCTACAGGTGGTAGCTCTGAAGACGTTAAAGGTGCCATCACGGCGATGGTTCAGGTGTTCAGTAAAGGGAAGGTTTCTGCAGAAGAACTTTCCGGGCAACTTGGCGAGCGCCTTCCAGGTGCCGTGACGATGTTTGCGAAGGCAAATAAAATGTCTCTGCCTCAGCTGCAAAAGAACTTAAAAGCCGGAACTGTTGGGTTAAATGAGTTAATGAATTTCATTGTGGAGTTAGGAGTCAAATTTGATGGTACTGCAAAGAAAATTGCTAGCTCTAATGAAGAAGCTGGAGCAAGATTAACACTTGCATTTGACAATATGAAGGCAAAGGTCGGGGAAGCTTTGATTAGCACAGGCGCCGAGCTGCAAAACACTTTTGCGAAATTCATAAACGAGATCACGCCATCTCTTGTCCAAATACTCCCTGCGATTGCAAAAGCATTCGCTGAAGTAGCAAAGAATATAGATAAAATTGCTGTCGCAGCAACAGCAGCCTTGCTTGCTATTGCTCTTGGTAAAATTACAGCAATTATTACGTCTATTGGAGGTCTTTCTGCCGCAATATTTACCCTGAAGGTAAATGCTGTTGTTGCAGGTAAAGCCTTAGTAGGGCTAAATAAAGCAGCTCTTCTTAATCCCTACCTTCTCTTAGCTGCTGGAGCTGCGGCTCTTGCTGTCAATATTTTTAATGCAAGTAACGAGCAGAAAAGGTTGAATAATTTAATAAAGGAGGGGTCAGTCGCTCAGATTGATGCTGAAATTTCTAAGCTAGACACTGAGAGGGCAGGGATAGAAACCGCATTGTTGAAGCCAAAGACTATGAAAGAAAGGGCTGAAGAGGTAATACTTGGAGTGTCTAGAGAAGAAAGAGCAGCTATTCGCATTCCTCAGATAACAAAACTAACCAGACAATTAAGAGGAAGAAGAGAACTGGCTAATTATGATGCGACTCAAGGAGCGCCTATACCAGAGAATCTTCTGTCACGGTTTAAGTACGACCTTGTCACTGAAGAAGATGACGGTGGCAAAGGAGGCGGCACCGACAAGACCCAAGCTCGCATTGGCCGTGCTGATGAGATTGTTCGCAGATTACAGGATCAACTAAATATCCAAAAAGCTAAATCAAAAGTAGGACAATTTCTTGCGAAACAGGCAAAGGAAAGAAGTGATCTTGAGGCCAAGTTTCAAGCTTTGCTTAAAGATGGTGCTGACAAAGAAATACTAAAGGCTCAGGCGGCAGCAAGGGGGCTGCTGGACAAGAAGCAAGCACTTGAGCTTGAGAAAAGAACGAAAGAAGTAATGGATAAAGCTACAAAGCCATTAGAGGATATGAATAAAAGTCTTCAAGAAAAAATTCGTTATGACAAGGAATACGAAAAGCTGATAGCTGAAGGTGTAAATCCTGAGTTAGCTAAACAGCTTATTGAAATCAACAAACTGTTTGAGGCTGGAGACAAGAAACTGCAGCAAAGAATACTTGATCTTGAAGCTCAAAAGGCAATAACTGGCTTAAGCGAGAAAGAACTCCAAAACATTAACGACCAGATTGAGGCTATAGAAAAAAGAAGAGCAGCCTTGAAAGGAGACAAGAAAGACGCAGAAGGATCCGCCGGTGAAGCGTATGCAGACCCCTCGTTTATGGATAACTTACGAAAGGGGATGAATGACCTTTATAACGAGGCTACTAACTTAAACGAATTAATCGCGAATGTTGGAGTAAATGCTGTTAATAGTTTTGCTGATGCTTTTGTTGATTTAGCACTAACAGGGAAGGCAAGCTTTGCGGAACTTACTGCTTCAATATTGAGAGACTTGGCTCGTATTATTATGAAAGCAGCAATTCTGCAGGCTGTTAAAGCATTTATCCCAGGGCTCTTTGCTAATGGTGGTGTCACTCAAGGGGCATCTGGTTACACACCGATCCCTGGGAGCGTTACTGAAGTTGCAGCAAACGGCCTTGCTGTCGCAAAGAACGGGATCGTCCCTTATGCCAAGGGCGGGCTAGTCACAAAACCCACGCTGTTCCAATACAAGCAGGGTGGCGTCGGCAGTTACGGCCTAATGGGCGAGGCTGGGACTGAAGCGATCATGCCGTTACGTCGTGGAGCCAACGGCAAGCTCGGCGTTGAAGCATCTGGCAGCGGAGTAGGAGATGTAGTCGTGAATGTTGACGCTGCTGGCTCTTCTGTTGAGGGCAATGGCGATCAAGCCGCGCAGCTTGGCAAAGCTATTGGTATTGCAGTACAACAGGAACTGGTGAAGCAGAAACGACCTGGAGGCTTACTCTCACGCTAATGGCTGTATTTCCTTCTATCGATCCTTCTTACGGAGCGCAAAAGCGCAGCGAGCCTGTTGTTCGTACAGTTCAATTCGGCGATGGATATCAAGCTCGACTGAGTTTTGGTTTAAATCAAAATTCGAAGCAGTGGTCTTTGGAGTGGAGAAATATCACTGAAGCGCAAGCCGACACTATTGAGACATTCTTAGATGCTCGCGCTGACGACAACGCATCCTTTGACTGGTCTCCTCCTGACGATCCTGATACTTACAAGTGGATTTGTCCTTCTTGGTCAAAAACCTTGCCTTATTCAAACTTGGCAAATATTCAGGCAACATTCCAAGAAGTATTTGAACCGTAATGGCTGTATCGTCTTGGGCCGCTACCACCGCATTTTCTGTTGGTGATATTCGCCGTGCCACAACAGATCAAGCAACCGGCTT